AGAGCCAAGCATCTTACGTACCTTCTCTTCTCTGATAGGCTTGGCATTGTGCAGAGATGAGCCTTGTCTAGTCACACCATGTGTAGACCACCATGTTGCAGCATTATATGCTGACCACATAGTACCATCATCAGTTCTACCATACTTATCATAGTTACCTTGACCATGTAAGTGACGGCTCTCTTCATCAAATGTTTTCATAAGATTAGATAACATTACTTTATTAGCTACCTTCTTTCTGGTTACATTATCAGTACGTTGAGCTAGTGTCTTGGTAAATAAGTTAATGGCTTGATCCCTACTTACCTTGGTATCATACCATGTACGCATCTCACTCATACCATCACCAGCTATAAACTCACCAGCATCTTGTATCTTGGTAGCAAACCCATCAACATTAAAGTTCTTGGTGTGTCTACCATAGATGTAGGCTAACTTATCACCATTGACTAACGTATTGTAACACATAGAACGCCATAGCCCAACCATCATATTGTTAGCCCATGTCCTGTTCTGTGATGTCCTAAACTTTAGCTCTGGTATCACAGTATCAGTGAGCTTACCAATACTTTGTTCATGTGCAGGAAACTTAGCAGTAAGTTCTATCTTAGCACCTTGATCATACACATTAGTCTTAAACTCAGCATCAGTTAGATCCATACCAGACTTAGTGATAGCTTGTTCAACACTATCTACGATGTCCATATACTGCACAATCTCATAGTTCTCAGAGACTATACCTAATGGTTGCTTAGTATCCTTGCGTCTAAGACCTACACCTATGCTAGATGGTACTGTACTAATACTATCAAACCCAGACCCATCTAAATCACACTGACTTAATAAGGGAAACTTCTCAACTTCAAAGTTGAGTTCTTCATGATTAAACATATTTATTCCTTTCATTATATTTATCATAACCTTGTTGAAAATCTTGGACTTCTTCCTTTATTATTTCATCTATCTCTTCTATAGACATGTCATCTTGGTATGTATCAAGTATATCTTCTAATACTGTACCATACCACGCATCATTACTACTCTTAAGGTAGCTTCGTACTTCATGTGCCGTGTTAAATCTCATTGGCTTATTCCTTTTAATAATACTAAGTCTTGAATTAGTTAGTTCAAAACTATTCATAGGCTACTCCTTCCATTTAAGTTTATAATATATCTTACCGTCTACGTCAATAGACTTTGCATTAGGATCGATGTCTTGCTTACCTACATGATGCCATTCTGCACCAGCATCACGTTCTTCTTGAAACTTATTGAGTGCATCAGCATTGGCTACACCAAATAATATTGGGAATATTAAAAATATAAACATTAGTTAATCTCCTTTAGTTTGTGCTTGATCTTGCGAGTATACGCTATCTTGCCTTTCTTTGCAAGAACTATCTTATGACCAAGTTCTCTCAGCCATTTCCAATTAGGGTCACGTTTCCTTTCCATGTTTAGTTATTCCTTCTTTTAGTATCTTAACTACATCACGTAGTGTTTCTTGTTTATTCTTATTGTCTGCAAGTAATTCAGCTATTCTTATATTAGCATTAGCTAATTGTTTCTGTAACTCTGCTACATTATTCTGCAGCATTTCTACTCTATCTGATACTCTCATTTATATTTCTCCTCTACGTAAACTCTAAGACACTTGGAGTTATCTATTGATTGACCATAGGTATGCTCTCGCCAGTTAAGTCCTTCCTTCAGGTGTTGTCCTCTAATTCTTAGCTTGTAGGTATCTTTGTTAAGGTACTTCTTCATCTGACCAACAAACCGTTCACCATCAGGATCATTAGGTATCTCAGAGAATACATAGTTGTGTCCTCTATTCTCATTCTTCTTATGTATATCACTGAGTTGAAGTCTTAGAAATTCAATCATGTTATCTCTATCATTAATGATATGTTTTAAGTTATCAATAGTATCTTCTTTATCTTCCATTGACCCTTCAAATAAAATTTGTTCTTCATTTTCTTTAATTAATTCCAGGTCTTTACATTGAATAACAAAGGCATTTCTTACATGCTGATCATTCATATTCTCAATGTTAATAAAACCTTTCCTACTTTTACTATAGTATGTTGTCATCTTTTAATCCTTTCATAATTGTTGCAATGACATCTGCTGTCCACCCATTACCTAACATCTTGTAGCGTTGGGTATTGGATACGTGGTTGGTGTACCCTTCTGGTACTGTTTGTAATCTCTCACATTCTAATGGTGTTAGCTTACGCCAACTCATAGGTGGTATGTAAGTCTTAGGTTCTCTGTGTCCACCCTGCATAGTCGTAAGCGTAGGTGCTTTACCATCTGGATGATACACTCGTTTGATTGCATCATGTCCCTTGAAGTCAGCATCACCTACATGACACATGCCATCAGTACTAAACACTAATTGCCTACGGTGTTTCTCAAAGTATGATTTCAAATTGCCACCCTTAAAGTAATTAGCATCAAGACAATGCGACTTATCCCTATCTGTTATACCATCTTCTAGTATATCTTTGAGTAGTATATTTTTATCCTTGGGTACATCGAATGGTATGTTAGTCCAGTATAATCTCTTACGATTTTGTGCTGATACAAGGCTAGAGTTTATCTCAACAGGGTCCACACCCATGTACCTAGTAATAATGTCTTGGCTTTCTTGTTTCATTCGTACATTTTCTAGCAGAAAATACTTAGGCTTTAGCTTATTCAGTAAGCGTATGTATTCAAAGAACAATTTACTTCTAGGGTCATCAAAGTTTAGTTGCTTACCTGCAAATGAGAAGCCTTGGCAGGGGCTACCACCTATCAATAGATCAATTTTAGGTAGGGACTTGGGCATTACTTGGGTCACATCACCTAGATGTATCATGTCAGGATAGTTAGCCTTGGCTACCTTGATTGCATACTTATCAATCTCACTAGCATAGTACTGGTCTACTTTTATACCAGCTTTTTGCAAGGCTATCTGACCACATGACATGCCATCAAATAAACTAAGTACATGCATTATGTATATCCTTTTCAAATTCTTCTTGTGTTGGGATACCTACAAGGATAGCTAAATTATCCAGAGTTTCTTTTCCAGAGCTAGACATTCTGTCGTACTCCCAAAACAAATCAGCAACAGCTTCGATCATCTTATTTTCACGATGCTCATCTTTCTTTTGCTTAAGTACTTTATCTCTGTTATTCATTCATCTTACTCCAATCTTCAGGTGTTGTGCCTGTCATTATGAACTCACGATGTTCAGCAGTTACATTAGGCATGGCATCTTGTATTAACATACCATTCTGCCATGCATCTAGTTGATCTTGAGTGACATCAATTTCCATTGATGATGTTTTATTATTAAACATAGATGTTTTAGTTATTAACATTTTACTTCCTTTCTTTTAAGCCCATATATTAATTCGTAAACCTAATGGGATCTTGTTGAACTGTTCGTATCGTAACACTAATGTATAGCACATGTCAACTCCTGTTATTTATCTTGATAAAGTTACTACTGCTTCAAGGTGTAGAGCAGATACTTGTCTAGCAGAAGTAAAAGGTTCTCCACTCTTATTTTTTAGGCTAGATTCATACCTATCCTTGCACCAATCGTTCCACAGTTTTTTGCTGCCACCTGCAACTTTACATACTTCTACATATTCTTTAGCCTTCTTTAGCTTAAGAGCTAGTGAAGCATTCTTACCTGTCGTAAGCTTAAGTAGATCAACACCATGCTTTGATGCATTGTGACAATCAATACAGCCTACTTTACCTAGACATAACTGTAATATAAATCCAGCTTTGGCATAGCCTATGTTAGGTATATCAGTTAAGGCTACTAGCTTTTCTTCAATGGTCATGTAGTTATTAAAGATTGTCTCATGTAATTGTTTAGCATGAGTTCTAATATACTTATAACCTTTGTTCTTAGATTTATTATTTAATGGTTTAGCTTTAGCTCCAAACTTTTTTACAGCTTCTATGTTCTTGACAATATTTTTCCAAGGTGTCCTGATAGAAACTAATGCAACTATCATAGTGCATGTATTAAAGTCTACATCTTCACGAGCTAATTTACTAATTGCTTTTTGATCTACATTGTACATTTTATTATTCCTTTTCTAAGAGAGATAGTAGAGTAACGTTACCCCACTAAGATTAAATAAATTATGAATAGTATTATTTGTAGTCCAAGTATAAATGATACCAAATATTTCTCCTTTCTTCTTTTAATGTAGTGTTGAACCATTTTAAATTGATAGAGTTCTTCTGCTCTATTATCTTTCTCAGTTAAATAATCTATGCAACAATCCCACGATATCATGGTAGATACTCCATTATATAAAACAATACTACGGCTATACCTATACTAGCTAATATAGCATTACTCATTCTATTCTCTCCATCCATATAGTTTATCCCATGCCCATTCTTTAGCATCATCTTCATTCATGCCCATGTCTAAGGCTTCTTCATAGTAGTTTAATAATGTTTCATTGATATCAGTCATATGCTTTTCCTTCCAAATAATTTTGATATGCTTGATCTCTCTTTGAGTTATCCCACCACCAAACAGGCATGGTATCGTATCTCATTTCCATGCCTTGTTCCCATTGGTATCTACCCATCTTATCTCCAATTTGTTTAATCATTATGAACCTATCCAGAATAGAAAACCTACACCAAATATTACTGCTACACCTATTGTATTAGTTAATGGTGTATGCACATACTTCCAATAAAATTTATTCTTCATTTGTTATTCTCCTTGTTTAGTGGGGTAACGTTACCCTACTGATTAAAATTTAGAACCTCTTGATCCTGAACCAGTAGTAACAGGAACAGGTATATTGATTACCTTACCATTACATAGCACGACATCACGATACTGTAAACCACGTTTGAATTTACAGTAATCATTATGACTAGCTCTATCAGGTGTATATAGTTCTGATTGTCTAGTCATTAGATTAGCAGAAGTAACTACACTTCTATCTCTATATTTTACTTGCTTCTCAACATCAAAACAAACTAAATCAATTTCTTTTTTATTCTGTTTTTGATATTGCCTATCAGCATTTTGTTTGTAACTCATTTTTAAAATCCTTCATTTGATTTCATGCCCTACCCTAGCACGGTCTGGACGGCCTTGTCAATGTTACCTTTTTTCCATTGCTATCGCTACCTTTTTTCCAGGTTTTTTTCTCAGCAGCTTTTTTCGATATGGTGTCTAGTGGGGTAACGTTACCCTACTAAATCAAGACAAAAAAAAGAGCCTATCAAATCCGACAGGCTCCGTTTTATTTATCAATTATGTAGTTTCAATTAATGCAGGTGTGTAAAGTTGAGGAACTAAAGAGATAACATTATTTAAGAATTGTGGATCAATAACGTTATCCGTATCTTTAGGGTCAACAGTAAGATTGAAAGCGTAAGTACTAATCTTATATTGATTAGCAGGTGATTGAGCCAAGAAGAATTGTATAAACTCAACTCCAGATTTCATTTCATCGGTTAAAGGCATTTGCTTATTATCAGTAGAAGTTTTCTTTTCTACTGTGTCATTCTTAGTTGCCTTTTTAATCTTAGCTAATGACTTTTCACCCGTTGCTTCTTCAACGGCTTTCTTAACACTAACAAGATCTTTATCTTTACACTTTGAAACAATGTCGTTTAGTTTTGTACGATTAGCTAAACTAGAAACCTTTTTCATAGTGTTCTTATTTAGCTTCTCTAGATGGGTTTTATTGAGTGATTCCATTTCTTCTTTAGATGGTCCTTTAGGGTGTAGTTTAAAGATTACTACATTATAGAGTAGGGCCGTATCTAAAATCAGAGAATTGTTTTTATCTGCTACTTTAACATATGAAGTAGAAGATTGTACTAGTTCAACAACTTTAGTTTCAAGGGTAACAACTTCGTTTTGCTTAGTCATAATATTAAATCCTTTCACGATTTAATGTAATGGCTAGACAGTCAACTTGTCATTATGACAAGTCATACAGACTAGCCATAATTGATAATGTATTTCATATTCACAATGTAAAAGAGCGTGTTGAATAGAGATTATCAGTTAATTCAAACATTGTAAAGTTTTATTTTTATCATCATCATTAGTGGGGTAACGTTACCCTACTAGATCATCATATAAACTAGGTAGTATCTGTTAAGTTATTGATAGTTAGTTCAATAGCATATTTCTTTAAGCAGAAGAGAAGATATTATAGGGGTATAGTTAATCATCATTGAAATAATCAGTAATATTTAGTTAAAAAAAGATAGTTAAGAAAAGAAGATCAATCAAAAGAACAAAAAGAGAACCCCCCCTAAAAAAAATGACCCCTATATATGATATATATATATGGACCTCTCATAAATTTACAAAAATCTACGGGTTTGTCATCATTCAATCTGCGGCTACTTAGTTACTATATAGTAGTTAAGAAGTATTAAGAGGTATTAAGAGGTACTATGATATATCTTCTTATTATCTCTATTATAATTAAATAAATACTAATTAGTACTTGTCATATTATATAATATAGTGTATACTATATAGTATGGAAAAAATAAATGAAACTGCTCTTAACTCTTTTATCAGTCTTAAAGGGTTTCTAGCACAGAAAGTAGAAGAACAATCCAAAGACGACTTCCTAACCTTCGTTAAACTCATGGCTCCTTCTATTGTGTCTGACTTTAAGATGGGTAGTCATATCAAAGTCATCTCCAATAAGCTAAGAGATTTAGAAGAAGGTAAGATCAAGAGACTGATGGTCTTCCTACCACCACGTTCCTCCAAATCAGTGTTGTGTTCTAAGCTATTTCCTGCATGGTATATAGGTAGACACCCAGAACATGAGATACTCACAGTGTCTCACAGTGATCAGTTGTCTTCAGACTTTGGCAGATCAGTCAGGGACGTAGTTAGCACAGAAGAATTTCAGAAAATCTTCAGAGGTGTACAGCTAAGAAGCGATGTCAGAGCAGCAGGTAAGTGGAAAACCAACCAAGGTGGTATGTATTACGCTGCTGGAGTGAGATCTCAAATTGCGGGTCGTGGAGCGCACATAGCAATCCTTGATGATGTGATGTCTGAAGAGGATTCCTACTCAGAAGCAGGTAGACGATATGTAAAAGAATGGTATCCTGCTGGTCTACGTACACGGATCATGCCTAATGGCTCCATATTAATCATTAACACTAGGTATCATTACGATGATCTATGCGGTTGGCTACTGAAACAAGAGGAAAATGCTGGTGATTACGACATTATCCCTTGGGATGTAGTAAAAATACCTGCATGGCTAGACGAAGAAGCAGCAGAACTACTAGAATTACCCGTAGGTGGTAGCTATTTCCCTGAATGGAAGCCAGATAGTGTCTTACGCATAGACGAACATGAGATTAAAGCTAGTAATGGTAGCAAATACTGGAACTCACTGTACATGCAAGACCCCACACCAGAAGAAGGTGGGTTAATCAAGAAGAAATGGTTGCAACAGTGGGATGAAGAAGACCCACCTAGCTGTGAATTTGTAATACAGACCTATGATACCGCATTTTCCACCAGAACCACGGCTGATTACAGTGTCATCCAGACATGGGGGATATTTTATCTGTATGACCAAGATGATAGTGGGTATGAGAACTATGTTGCCAACCTAATCCTGCTAGGTAACGTCAAAGGTAGGTATGAGTACCCAGAACTACGCAAGATTGCACAGAGATTGTACGCTGATAACAAGCCTGATGTATGTATGATAGAGAAGAAGGCAAGTGGTCAGTCACTCATACAGGATATGCGAAGAGCAGGGTTGCCTGTTATGGAATACACCCCAGATAGAGATAAGGTATCCAGAGTTTACGCAGCTTCACCTATCATGGAAGCAGGTCGAGTATGGATACCCAACAATAAGAAGTGGTCAGAGGATCTTATAGAAGAATTAATACGATTTCCAAATGCGGCTCATGATGATCAGGTAGATGCTATGACAATGGCTGTACACTACATGAAGGAGTCATGGCATCTAGAACACCCCGATGATCCTGAATGGGAAGACGAACCTAAACAGCCTAGCAGAACCTACTGGACGTTTTAATTTGCCGATATAAAAAAACTGTGATATAATAATGGCAAACAGTAAAGGGGATATCTATGCGAGATTCTAAAAATATTCTATATTCAAAGCTAGGCGTAACACCTATGGAACGACAGTACGGTGGTGGTCTTGATGATGCCTACATGAACAGGCGTAGAAGCAGTGCCTTTGCTGATCCCAATGCTACCAGTGCTTTTGCTAATCCTAATGATCCTAGTGCTTTTATACCTGATAGATTTCCAGTAAGTTCAAATAAAGCTGGTGGTCTTCCTACGATCTATAGAGCAAATGGTGGTGGATATGAAGCTGATGACTATGGTGATTATACTCAAGATGATATAGATGCAGCTATGGCTGATAATAATAGTGGTGCAGAATCTGAAGAGCAGGATGCTGGTGCAGGTAATTATCCTTCTTTTTCTTCTAGTCCAGATCCATTGTCAGGAGATTATTATACTGGTCCCGGTCTAGAGCAAGGTTTAAGGGGGGTAGTACCTTCTACACCTTCTGCACCTTCTGCACCTTCTGATAGTGATGATGAAAGTAACTATGTAACTGATGAAAGGTATGCTCAACTTTATGGACGAAGTGGAGATAGTAGACCATCATTTACGGAGTCAGGAGAATTTATATATGGTAGACCCGGAGGTCCACCAGGCCCATCACAACAAGATTATATAAATAGATTAAATAAAGAAGGTTTTCCAAAATGGACATGGCCTTATTATAATGATGCTAAAAGTAGAGGAATGACTAATGATGAAGCTACAGCATACGTAGCAGCAGCTATGTCTACTCCGGGTGGTATTTCTGGAATGCAATCAGGTAACTATAGTTTTGGTGGTCCTATGGGTACGATGCAAGATCTTTTAGAAAAAGGAATGGTATCTAGAGCTAATATAGATAAGTTAATAGAAGAAGATAAAGATATTAAAGCTTATAATAAAGACGATGACGAAGAATTTTTATCTCAAGGAGAATTAGTTGCTTCTGGATTAAAAGGAGTAGCTGATGATGTAAGTAATCTTGTATCTCTTAAAGCAAATCTTACACCTACAACTATGGAATTAATAGACTCTAAATTTACAGAAGCAGGATTAAACTTTACACCTGCTAGTGGAACAATGGGAACTGTAATGAATTTTCTTGTACCTTCAGTAGCTAAAGGATTAAGTAATTTAACAGGTGCTGGAAGAACTATAGGAACTGTAACAGATCCTAAAACTGGTCTAAGTTTTAATGTAAGTGATACTGGAAAATTTTCTTTAAACTTACCTCCAGCAGAAGTTGATTATGGTAATGATCCTACTCCAGTTAAAAAACGTAAACCAGTACAGAAAGCTGTTGCTTCAACTACTGAAGAAAAACCTAAAGAAGGAATAGCTGGTTATTATGAAAGACTAAATAAAGCAAGACCAGCACAAAGTAGAGTAGCATCTAATAAATATATAGAAGATTTACTAAAATATTCATACCCAGACCCTAGAAATAGACCAACATTAGGATAGATAATGGCAACTGAACGAAATCCATATGATATGAAACCAGAAGAACTAGGTAATGTAGTTCCTATGGCATCAGCAGATGAAGAAATAAATGCTACCTTTGAAGTTGATCCTACAGATGGTGGAGTAATCGTAGACTTATCTGGAGAAGAAAATATAGAAATGTCTCCTTCACAAGCTATAGAAGAGTGGTATGATAATCTAACTGAAACTTTAGAACAAGAAGACTTAGAAGAATTAGCTGATTCTGTTATAGATAGTTTTCAAGCTGATAAAGATTCAAGGGCTGAGTGGGAGTCTATGTTTGAGCGTGGCTTTGATCTATTAGGTCTTAAGCTAGAGCCGGGAACAGATCCCTTTGATGGCGCATGTACAGCCGTACACCCACTCTTGATAGAGTCAGCAGTTAAGTTTCAATCTAAAGCTTCAGCAGAACTCTTCCCTGCTAGTGGTCCTGTCAAAGCAAACATCATGGGTAAGTCTACTCCTGAGAAAGAAGCACAGGCTAACAGAGTACAGAACTTTATGAACTATCAGGTAACTGAGCAGATGCCAGAATACTTTGATGAGTTTGAAAGAATGTTGTTCCATCTCCCCTTGATAGGTTCTGCATTCAAGAAGGTTTACTATAGTGCTACACTAAGACGGCCTGTCTCAGAGTTCATACCTATTGATCAGTTCTATGTATCTTACTATGCAACTGATCTGCGTAATGCTGACAGGTACACACATCTAATCTATCGTAGTCCTATCGACATGGAGAAAGACATCAGGGCTGGTGTCTATGATGACGTAGAACTACCAGAACCAAATGAAATTAATGTTACAGGGTTTACTCAGAAGATGGATACTATCATTGGTATGTCTCCTTCCTCTGACAATGACCCACAGTATCTTCTACTAGAACAGCATTGCTATCTAGACATAGAAGACACAGGAGAATCACTTCCCTATATTGTTACAGTCATAGAGCAATCAAGGCAAGTGTTAAGTATTCGTAGAAACTATGAACAAAAAGACCCGAATAAGGAAAAGCGTAGTCACTTCGTACACTACCGTTTCGTGCCGGGGTTTGGTTTCTATGGATTAGGCTTGATTCACTTCTTAGGTAACCTCACCATGAGCGCAACCGCTGCCATGAGATCTCTCATAGATGCAGGACAGTTCGCCAATTTACCGGGTGGTTTCAAGGCTAAAGGGTTGAGAATGGTCGGAGATAACGATCCAATCTCACCCGGTGAGTTCAAGGAGGTTGAAGCAACTGGAATGGATCTCTCTAAGGCTATTATTCCCCTGCCTTACAAAGAGCCTTCCTCAACTCTATTTCAGATGTTGAATTTCGTAAGTGCTGCTGGTCAGCGTTTTGCGGACAGCACAGAGCAAGTTGTCTCTGATGCTGCCTCCTATGGGCCTGTCGGAACTACAATGGCTTTACTAGAAGCCAGTAGTAAGTTCTTTAGTGCAATCCATAAACGAGTACATAAATCTCAAAAGGATGAATTTAGAATCTTAGCTAAGATAGATTATGATTATCTACCAGAAGAGTATCCTTATGATGTTCCATTTGAAGATCGTAGTATATTCAAGAGTGACTTCGATGGTCGTGTTGATATCATACCAGTATCTGATCCTAACATACCTTCTAACGCACACCGTATGATGATGGCTAACATGGCATTACAAATGTCACAACAGTCACCTCCTGGTATGTTTAATCTGGAAGCTTTGAATAGGACAATACTAGAAGCAGCCAACATGCCTAATCTAGAAAACATATTACCTGCAAAGGTTGAACCTCAACAGATGGACCCAGTATCAGATATTATGGCTGCAACCAAGGGTATACCTATTGCTGCCTTTCCAGGTCAGAATCATGATGCTCATATACAAACTAAGATGGCTTATCTTCAAGATCCTCAGAATGGAGCTAATCCTATTATGAAACGTATAGCTCCTATACTTGAAGCTAACCTACAAGAACACTCAGTCATGAAGTATCAAGAGCAAATGAATGGTGTAGCACAACAAGCTATTAGCCAACTACCACCAGAGCAACAACAGAATCCTTCTGTAGTTGAAATGGTGATGGCACAAGCTGCACAACAAGTTATGAATGCTAATCAAGCTGCTGGTATGGCTCAGTCACCTGAACAACAACTCGTAGCTCTTGAACAAGCCAAGGTAGAACTAGAGAAGCAGAAGCTACAACAAGATACAGTTATACAAGCTGCAGAAATGGAACTTAAAGAGAAACAACTTGAGCTTGACGAGAATAAACAAATCATTGATATGCTTGAGTCAGGTGCTGCTGATAAGTTTAAGAAAGAGAAAGCTAAACTTGATAGAGAAGCTAAGAAAGAACTTAAATCTATGGATGTTCTTGGCAGGTTAGCAGTCGAAGAAGAGAAACAAATGAGTGAAGATGATAGAACAGCAGAAGATAATTTAAAAAGTTTAATTGAAAAGGAGAAGACTAATGATGAAGAAAGGTAAAGGATATCCAGAACATGTCAAAAATACTGACAAGTCTTTTGGTGATCCATTTGCACAAGATGTAACTGGTGGACGTAATATTCGCAGTTCATTAAACAAATGGGATGACTTCTCTTGGAAGGCATCTGATAAAGGATCTAAACAAAAGTAATGGAAGTTTGGGATGAGGTCATTAAGGAATTTAATCAAGAGATTAATAACCTTAGACTTACTTTAGGAAATGGTGGTGCAGAAGATTATGCTCACTACCGTCAGATTGTTGGATCAATTACTAGTCTGGAGTGGGCTAGAAATAATCTAACAGATATTATTAAAAAACGAACATATGGAGATGAAGACTAAAATGAGAGAACAACACTTAGGTGGATCAGTAAAAAATGATAAATGGATTACAGATACAGAAGAAGTAGCAGACCCAGAAGTATTGCCACATCTTCCCGGCTATCATGTATTAATACGACCTGTATCAGTTAAGAGTAAAACTAAGGGTGGTATTATTATTCCTGATTCTACTAAAGATGACATGTCTTACCTAACGACTGTGGGTAGGGTAATAGCATTAGGAGATCTAGCTTATCTTGATAAAGAGAAGTTTCCTGCTGGTGCTTGGTGTAAGGTTGGTGACTATGTTTCTTATGGAAAACTAATAGGAACTAAACTTTTTTATAAAGGTGTACGTTTTATTCTACTCTTTGATGATCAGATAACTATGAGATTAGAAGATCCTAAAGATCTTGATCCTACATTTAATTTAAGTAGTATGTCGAATTAATTTGTCAAATGGTTAATTTTATGGTATAATAGAGTATACACAAATTTTTACGTAATTCGTTTGTTTCGTAAACAACGGAAGGATAATAATAATGGAAGATGATAATTGGAACACAGTCAGTGTTCAGAATGCAGAGCAAGAAGATCAAATTGAAATTGAATTTGAAGAAGCACCTGAGAAAGA